CATCCGGTGGGTCTGGTTCGCGCCGCCCTATCCGCACATCGTTCGCAAACTACCCCGCAAGCCTAAGCTGGACCTGTCGCAGGTTCCAGACGCACCGTTTTGAGGTCAACATGACACTAACTCAACTACCTGACGAGTTAATCCAAGGAATTGTTCTTTTAAGCGGAGGATCATGGGGCGACGCAGCACCCGAAGACCGACAATTTTTTAGGCGTTTTGCCAACCTTGTTGCCGCGCACTTTGAATGTCTTCCGGGTCGGAAACCAGTTCAGGTGCCGGTAACAGAGTTTGTAGAGATGGTGATGGAGAAAGAACACTTGGTAGGCAAACCGTTGGTATGGGCGCAGTGGCCCAATGAGGAGCAGAAATGAGCGATGAAATGGATTACACCGTCACGCTTACGGCTAAAGACCTTGCATTCCGTGAACGTGCTCGCGCGGCAGGAATACCACGCATAGTGGTGTCAATGTATGCAGAAGCATTGCAACGGTTAGTAGAGGACGAGCGGGAGGAGTGCGCCAAGGTTTGCGAAGAGCCGGGTTGGAACGCCGCAAACTGGTGTGCAAAACATATCCGCGCAAGGGGAGAGAAATGAAACACTGCTGGTCCAAGAAACTGTATTACGTACGTTGCCGTTGGATTGATTACCCCAAAGGCGGCGGTCGGAACTTTATTGCAACAAAACATCTAGGCAGAGCACGGTATTACGCCAAGCGTTTAAAACTCAAAGTGCGACAAATTGATGTGCGAATTCGCGGTAAAAAACCGTATGTGCTTAAAGGGAGTTGGCTATGATTGACCACAAACAGGAGCCGGTGGCGTGGATGGTTTACACGCAAGATGGACAATCTGTTTATGTAACTGACAATCCCATTGATATTCAAGAGGGCCAACGGGCTTTGTCACTTTACACCACCCCACCACAGAGCACATGGGTTGGGCTGACGGATGAGGATGTTGATGCGTTACAGGATTTTGCTTACGCGGATGACGTTGAATTTATCAGGCACATTGAAGCCAAATTAAAGGAGAAGAACGGTGGCTAAGTTACCTTACACATTCACAATTTGCCCCGACCAAGAGGCACCAAAGAACTTCACCGCAAGTTGTAAAGATATGGGGGAGTTGTTACGGAACAGCCCCAACGGTGATTTGACTATCAATCAAAAGCGCACTGCAACTTGGGATGCGTGGTCAGGCAATCACATGGGAATGATTGAAGAAAAACTGCATGAAATGTGCCAAAGGAACAAGGAGAAAAACACATGGGCGGATTAGCAAAGGCTTTGACGGAAGATCAAGAGTTGGTGCGTGTGGTGGAGAAAGTCTGTAGCCGAGTATGGAAGGACTGGTATCTGTCGGCCCCGGAAAACTGGAACGAAATATATGGGGACGCCTTTGAGTGGACCCCGCAGGAAAAACTGTTGATGCAACAACTCAAGGAGAAGAACACATGAAAACCAAGCAGGAGATCAAGGACGAAATTCTTGAACTGTACGGGGCGAACGAAGCCTTGCGTGAAGTAATGAATATGCTGCACGTCCAGTCGATGGAAAGGATGCAACGGATGATGGCGTTAAACCATATGCTTAAAGAAATGGACGACGAGGAGAAGAATCAGTCATGAGCGGTGGGCATTTTGGATACGAACAATTTAAGTTACATCAGCTCGCAGACGACATTGAGCAGATGGTCCTGGACAACGACGCCCAAGACTGGGAGGACAAGTACGCCAAGGAGACGATCGCCGAGTTCAAGGAGTCCGTGAGGCTGCTTCGCCGGGCCTATATCTACGTTCAGAGGATTGATTGGCTGGTCAGCGGTGATGACACGCCTGCAGCCTTCCACAAGCGCCTACACGCACAACTAAAGGAGCAGGAATGAAGGTCTGGGTTGACCCGCCAGAGGGGTGGCGATATGGTTTCCCAAAAGTCTGGGACAACGAGCTACACACAAATCTGTATCACTGGTTAGATGACCGCGGCTACCCGCCCAACGTTCGAGAGGGTTACGGTGAATATTTCATGATCAGACAATGGAAGGTAGAGGATGAGCCAACAGGCAGTACTTGATTACTTAGAAACGCAGGGCGAGACGAGGGTTCGTGACATCAAGATTGAGGGCGTGACGCACAAGGCCATATCTAACATTTTGATCCGCCTCGTCAACGCAAACCTGGTCATTAAGCGCGAACTCGGCGGTAGGCGCTCGCTCTACAGCATCAAGCCAAAACCCGTAGAGCCAGACTACTCCGTCATCCTGCGGAACCTACCTCGAGAGGTGATGGCAATTGACGGATGAAGACCACGAGCCAACCTTCGTCGTTGAGCCGGACCCCTCTAATTCCCATTTTGCGCTCAGGATTGGCTGGTGGCGCTACCTGAACATCGAAGAGATCAACGAGTCGATTGCTGAGGCGATGGCCAGGCTCGGCAACAAGGAGACGATCTCAAAGGAGCTAGGGCTCGAGCTATACGACGTCGTGGCCGTCAAACTAAAGGATCGAAACTGTTTACAAACGGGTGATTTATGAAAAAACTTATTTTTTTATTGTTCTTTTCTTCGTCAGCTTACGCCGACACAGACCTATCAATTTTTTTTGACCCAAATAGGAACTTAAATATTGTTGAGTTGTCCCATTACCACAAACCATCTGAAAAAACTGAGGTTTATGGATTTTTGGAGTCTTACAAGAATTCTGGGCTAGGCTTTCCTCAAGAAAAGGTCGTTGTATTTGGCAAGACATGGGCGATGTACAACGTGACTAAAAAATTCTCAGTTGGCGTTGAAGTTGAACACGGAGTCAACAATGCCGGAATGTTTAGTACATCGAGGAAGTTTGAACAAGACAGGCTCTTCCTTTTGCCCAAAATTGGAATCAAAATAAATTTAGAGTGAGATGAAATTTTATACCGGGATGTTTCATGCACATACGGCAGACAAGGTTGATAGAGCGTTTATATCGGTAAATGTTTTAAAGAAAAGGAAGTCTGGGTTTCCGGTCAAAGAATGGATCATGGATAGTGGCGCGTTCACTACCATAAATAAACATGGCGGCTACCCAGAACCCGTCAGTGAGTATGCGAAAGAGATAAAAAGATGGAAAGGCAACGGAAATTTAATTGCGGCCGTGTCACAGGACTATATGTGTGAGGCCTGGATGTTGGAAAAGACCGGTTTGACAGTGAATGATCATCAGCGGCTTACGATTGAAAGGTACGACCAGTTGATTGCCGAGGACACTGGCGTCTGCATCATGCCTGTCTTGCAAGGCTACGACCCTCAGGACTACCTAAAGCACCTTGAAATGTACGGCGATCGGCTCGGGGGGGGGGCGTATGTTGGCGTTGGTAGCGTATGCAAGCGTAACGGGAACCCGAGCGCGATTGTTGAGGTTCTAAAGGCTATCCGGGGTGCGCGGCCGGACTTGAGGCTGCATGGATTTGGGGTAAAAACGACAGCTCTTGCCTGGGCTGATGTCCGTGACAATCTTTACTCGGCTGACTCAATGTCCTGGTCGTTCGCAGCTAGGATGGAAGGAAGGAACGGGAACGATTGGCGCAACGCTGTGAAGTTTCAAAATCGAATCAACAACCAACCTGTGCAGCTTAGTCTGCTTCAATAACATGACTGATGAAGTCAACAGCCCAGGCCACTACACCGCGGGCGGAATCGAGACGATCGACTATATGCGGGCCAAGGCGAGCCCAGAGGAGTTCCGGGGATACCTGAGGCTCAACGCGCTCAAGTACCTCTCCAGGGCAGGCCTGAAGGGCGATGCAGTGACGGATTTGAAGAAGGCCGCCTGGTACATTAACCGCCTGATTGCGGAGATTGAGAGTGAACGATCCGGCTAACATCCGCGGTGAAGTGAAAAAACGCAATCCCGTAATCCGCGATCTGATCCAGAGGCCTCCTCGAGGGTCGGGAAAGCACAAAGACAAACGGAAACAGAATGAGAATCGAAGCAAAAATACGCCGGTTCACGATCCTCGTCATTCCTGAGCACTGGTGCTGGGCCGAGGAGGCTGCCGGCCAGTACGGGTTAGCCATCACTTATTGGCGACGGGCCAAATGGCAGTGTGGTCTGCGTTGCAGCCTGCTGTGGGGCCGCAGTCGACCGTTCGTGAGGGTTACAACCTACTCGTGTCCCAGCGCGGGGACAGCAGGCGCCGTGAGCCCTCTAAAGTGTGTGTTGCCTCATCCGAACGCGCACAAGTATCAGTGGTGGAGGCGTTAGGGTTTGTCCCTAAAAAAAAAGTTGAAAAAAGTTCACACAAGCCCCAAAAATCTCTGTACAGTTCTACTCATGCGCTGAACGTCTCGGCGCAAACCAGAAAGGACAGTGAAATGCTTGCTTCAATCTTCAACGCTCCAGCCAAACGCTTCATCCTGGTGATGCACTCCGAGCCTTCGATCACAACCGAAGTTCTCCGCCTGACCTTCTCATCAAAGGCAGAGGCGAAAGCAGAAGCCAAGCGCCGCAAACTGAAGGCCTGGAATTACTAATCAAAACGGGGGTCTCGGCCCCCAACTCAAAAAAGGACAGTGAAATGAAGACTTTCGAATACCACCCAATCACCGACTCAAAGCTGATTGGCGTTTGTCCAGACGGCAACCCACTGCGCTCATGGTCCGAAGGTTCCCGTACCTTCATCGAGACCTACGTTCACTTCACAGCCGCATCGGGCACCACCTATGGCCTCGTGAACGTCGTAGAGACCACCAGGCCGGAATGATCTGCTCTGAGAACCACCCCTGCCCATAAGGGTTTGTCCCTAGAAAAAAAGTTGAAAAAAGTTCACACAAGCAGATTTGTTTGTGAGAGTATTTGTCTACGGGCTGCACTTCGTGGCCCCCAACAGTGAAGGACAGTGAAATGAGAGCAATCGTAAAAGCAGCAAAAGCAATTGACACTTTGTGGAACACCATCCAGAACATCTGCAACGATGACAACAAAGAGTCGGACGACTACACGGACAACGAGTACGTCAGCGAAGCAGAATATTGCTTGTCTACCTTTTTTGAGAGTGGCCATATCAACAACGACGCCTTGATTGGCGACTATGGCCCAGAAGGAAGAAGCGCCGCACAACGGGACGTCCGACGGCTCAAGGCTCTAATCAAAAAGTACAAGGCCGTAGACAACTCGTAGACTCTGAGGGTTGGCCACCTAGTCTAAGCCGGCCGGGGGCTAACCACCCCCCTAGGGTTTCCCCTAGTAAAAATAATTCAAAAAATCTCACACAAGCAGATTTGTTTGTGCCACTATTTGTCTACGGTCACTAACGATCGCAACCAAGAGAAAGGACAGTGAAATGAACGCAGCACAATACGCCTACGACAACCGCTTCGATCCACGCCTCGAGGGTGACGACGAGGAATACCTCTGGGACGAGACAGAAGAGAACAAGACCCACCTCGTCGAGCAGTTCGTGACCTTCGCGAACATGGAAGCGTTCAAGGCAGCAGGCTTCCAGAACAACGAGTGGGTAGCCAGGCTGATCAACGAGCCAGTCCACTCCTGGGCAGTACAGTGGGTAGCAGAAGAAATCGCACAACTTGAAGGACAGTGAAAATGGATTACTACCAAGAACAGCAGCGGCGAGTAGAGGAGGTCCGCTCCATCATTGAGAAGAGCACCGAGCGTAGTTTCTACGAATGCGAGATCGGTGAGTCCCACAAGAACATCTTCACTATCGCATCTACAACAGACCTGGCTGCACGGCTCTTTCTCGAACTATCCGAAGAACGACAGAAATTTTGGCTCAAATTTTTCAACAAGGAATGGCAATGACAATCGCAACAGCTAAGATGGCCACCAAGTGCCTGGTACTCAACGGGCTCCACCTCGTCCCACACTTCCACTTCAACGGCTACTACGCCCTACCAGGTGGACTGATGGCCAGCGAGGCAGAACTAATACGCCGCGGGGCAAAGAAGGGTATGCTCATGCTATGGCCAAAGTTTGACTAACCAACAAGCCGGGGAGACCCGGTTTTTTTATGCCATAATGTTCTTTCGCTCCCATGCGGTACGTCGGTGGTGGGAGCTTGCAAACCCTGTTACACGAGCAAGCCAGAGCAGGGGCGGTGGGCGAATCCCAGAGCCGGGCGGTTGAAATAAGTCTGGGAAAAGCGTTGCCGAGGCAATGTAAAGCGTCTCCGTGTCTCTCTATAGGTACGGTAAGGGCTTGCATTGCCTCCCATAAGATAGAAAGATAAGATAAGATAAGAAAAGAAAAGAATAATAATGCGCCGCTTTCGCTATTTTTGTTTTTCGGAGATTTTTAAGATGCATCATGTAACGGAGGCCAATCAAACGATAGTTCGAACACTAGCGGCTGCTGGCATTCGTCATGAGGATATCGCCACAAAGATCGGTATATCTCAAGATACACTGGTCCGTAAGTACCGCAGAGAGCTTGATGATGGACGCATTGATGCCACCTCAGAGATGGCTACGTCGCTATTTAATGCAGGGAAGAACGGGAATATCCCCGCGGCCATCTTCTGGCTTAGATCCCGTGCAGGATGGTCCGATCGCTCCCAGATTGAACTAACCGGTGAGAACGGCGGCCCCATTAAGGTTGATGCCACCGTGTTCAACGAATTGATTACTAACCTCGAGACTAGGCGACAGCTCAAGGCCAATGAATGATGACGCGCTGATTCAGGCGCTCTCTGACCCTAAGGTACAGGCTCAGGCTGCAGCACTCTCCGACGTCGACAGAGCCGCATTCTTCTGGCGGATGAAGTGGCTTACAGGTGCCCATGACCATCAGATAATGCCTCCTGGGGACTGGTGGTCAATCTGGCTTCTTTGTGCAGGCCGAGGTGCAGGAAAGACCAGGTTAGCTGCTGAACAGATAGGGTGGCTCGCATGGTCCAATCCAGGCACCCGAGCCCTTGTTGCTGCACCAACATCATCTGACGTCAGGGGTACCTGCTTCGAGGGCGACAGCGGGCTTCTTAACGTCATTCCTCCCATTCTGGTAGAGGACTACAACAAGAGCCTGCATGAGCTCAAGCTAAAGAACGGCAGCCTCATCAAGGGCATCCCAGCTAGTGAACCAGAGCGCTTCCGCGGTCCACAGTTCCATTTTGCTTGGTGCTGCATCCCTGGCACATTGATTCTAATGGAGGATGGCAGGTCAAAGCCGATTGATAGCATGGCTATTGGCGACCGAGTGATGACCCGACACGGACCTCGATCGGTTCTTGCTGCTGGCAGATCTCAAAACCCCAATGACCTAGTAACCATCGAGTGTGGGTCAACGAGCTTGACTTTAACGGTTGATCACCCTATTCTGGTAGGTAGCCAGTGGGTCCCTGCTGGCGACATCAAGCCAGGAGATGAGCTATGGGTTACAAGTACATTGGCGGGCGATACGCTCACCGAGTCATCTATGAGCAATACTACGGACCAATTCCCTCGGGTTGGGTTGTTCACCACCGGGATGAGGATAAGGGCAACAACGACCCAGCCAACCTTGAAGCAATGCCTCGAGGTGAGCATATGCGCCTTCACGCGACTGGTAAGACGAACAGCGACAATCAGCGCAGGGCTGCTGCCGCAACAATGGCTGCGCTCCGTTCGCCAAAGCCTGGCAAGTGCTTGGAGTGTGGCGCTGGGTTTATCTCAACGTCTTCGGGTAAGCCTGGGCAGTTCTGTTCACGACCCTGCCTTGAGCGGTGGCGCGGCGACAGGTTTGTTCCAGAGCAGCGCAAATGCCTCGTCTGTAGTTCAGAGTACCTTGCCGTCAAACGATTCCAGAGATACTGCTGCAAGCTCTGCAACAATCGATCTAAGGTTCGGACGTATCGAACTGAGGCCAACGGTGGTACGCCGCGCAGAACGCTCTCCCAACGCGATAACGTATAACCTAACAGTTGAAGGCGAGCATGAGTTTATTGCGAACGGAATCGTAGTCCATAACTGCGATGAGCTAGCGGCCTGGGATTATTTGCAAGCGGCCTGGGACCAGATCCAGTTCGGGCTGCGGCTGGGTAAGCGCACGATCATGATCTGCACCACCACCCCGAGGCCTAAGGATCTGATCATCGACTTGATCGGCAGGGACGGTGACGATGTTGTGGTGACCACCGCCAGCACCTACACCAACCTGGCCAACCTCTCTCCCAACTTCCAGCGGCAGATTCTGCAGTATGAGGGGACGAAGCTCGGGCGCCAGGAGATCTTCGCCGAGATCATTGACCCTGAAGAGTCTGGCATTGTCAAAAGGGATATGTTCAGGCTATGGCCGGCTGATAAGCCATTCCCGCGGTTTGAATACATTATCCAGAGCTATGATTGCGCCTATACAGAGAAGACGCAAAATGACCCGACTGCCTGTATTACCTATGGCGTCTTTAAGCCAATTGACGATCCAATGTCGGTGATGGTCATTGATTGCTGGCAGGATAGATTACAATACCCCGATTTGCGCCCTAAGGTAATTGAGGAATATAACAATGTGTATGGCGAGGGAAAAGATCGCAAGCGCGTTGACCTCATTCTGGTTGAGGATAAGTCAGCCGGTATCAGCCTCATTCAGGACCTTCAAAGGGCGCATCTTCCCGTTCGCTCATATAACCCGGGCAAAGCAGACAAGATGCAGCGACTCAACATCGTCAGCAACGTGATCGCTCGCGGCAGGGTCTGGATACCTGAAAGCAGCACCAGGCCGGGCTATGTTCGCGACTGGGCCGAGGGTATGGTCAGCCAGCTCTGTGCCTTCCCTGAGACGACGCATGATGATTTTGTGGACGCGACCAGCCAGGGCCTGCGGTTCCTCCGGGACTCAGGATGGATTGAGATTGACCCACCGCCTCGAGAAGACTACGACGACGACGACTACGCAGACTCCGGCGCCAGCAGGAAGCGCGTTAACCCCTACGCCGCATAGGTGATATATGCCGACTTACCCCGCGATTGAACGCCTGCTCCGCCCGGTCGAGCCCGAAGCCCGCAGCCGAGAGCTAACCCAAGCAGAGAAGGCGCAGGCTTTCCTCGAGGAGCAGCTGGCCAAGATCACATCCAGGGAGCGGGCCCGCAGGCTCTCCATGACGGCGTTCGGTGGGGCCGAGAGCGGTATCCCTGGCGGTATGGGTGCCGTTGACTTCGTGCCGTTCCTGGGCTCCGCTAAGGGACTCGAGGAGGGCGTTCGTGATGTCAACCAGGCCGCCTATGATCTCGAGGCTGGCCGGTATGGAAGCGCAGCCCGCAACTATGGCGCGGCCGCTCTGGGTATGCTGCCAGGCGCTGCAGGTACGCTCAGGGCTGCCCCGGCTGTGGGTAGGGCTGCCGTTGACCTAGCGAAGAGCCCGACAGCAGAGCGGGCGCTGGGCAGGCTGGCTGATGTGACTGGTGCTAGCCCGTTGTCTGTTGTGCCGCGATCGGAGGTGGAGCAGAGCGTCCTATCCAAGTTCGGGCAGAAGCAGGAGCAGGAAGCGGCCCGGACGAAGAAGGTTGAGAAGATGGCCAAGGAGAGCGCCGGCAAGAGCCCGGAGGCCAAGACCAGCAAGAAGGGCGGCGGTAAGCGCGAGAAGGTGGAGCCGGACTACTACCGGACGATGGCTGCAGACCTCGGCGACCAGGCGGTGCTCGATGCCGCGATGGCCGGGGAGCACATCCGCCCATCTGGCTCTGGCTTCATTGGATTCCCGCGCACCGTTACTAGCCGGCAGGGCATTACGGCAATGCGTAAAGGGATTGACAAGGACTTCGCCGATTCCGTTGAGGCGGTTCGGCTGGCCGACCCCGAGCGTCTGGGAACCTGGTACGACCGAGCCAAGTCTGGCATTGCGGAGACGGCCGAGCCCTATCAGCTTCCCCGCGTCCTCGAGCAGCACGGCGTGTATTCCGCTGGCGTCAGCCCCGAGTCTGAGCTTGGGTTTGCGCTCAAGCACCTGAACAGCCGGGTTGCTGGCGTTCCCCAGATGGCCTACCGCGGCGCTGGGATGCGGACGCTAGATGAGGCAGTGGCTCAGGATCGCCCGGCTCGCATGGGCTTTAAGATCAAAGAGTACGCGAACAAGAACGACCCGCGGCTGCCTAACACGGGTCTCTTCGGCGTTAACGACTTCCGCCGAGCGCAGGGGATGCAGTACACTGACCCCGAGGGCAATCCGTGGAGGGCGGGAGTCACCGCCACCATGCACCCGGTGATGGACGCCGAGACGGCCCTGCAGGTGAACCGAGCCAATCAATTGGGAATCGGCGAGCGCACTGACTGGTTTGGTCCCCACATTCAGGAAGTGCCCTGGGTTTACGGCAAGGGCCAGGACTTCTACCAGCGCGGCAAGAAAGGCCGGTATTCTGGCGATGGCGATAGCGATGGGCTTGCAGGAAAGCTGCTGGCGCTGCGGGACGCGAACAACACCGCCCGCGACTATATGTACAAGCACACTGCGACGGCCACGCATGAGGCTGTCCCTGGCGCTGGGCTCGGGCACGTTTCCCAGGTTCTGTCTATGACGCCTGCAGAGAAACTTGCGTACGGCCGCCAGGGCCGCTGGGACTTGCCGGCACCTGAGGCTGGGATGTCCGAGTTCCCACAGGTCGGAGCGGGCAACCGAGACATCCTGTACGGCGCACTGGGATACCGCCAGCTTCCATCGCGGGAGACGATGAGCGGCCTGTACAGAAACAGCCTGGGCGAGGTTGAGAACAACCCAATGACGATGGCTCGGCCGCTGATGGACTTCCCCACTGGCGGCGGTGGCGGCTTCATGGATCCGCAGTCGCGCAAGACGATGGAGGCAGTCGAGCAATTCCGCGCATTCCAGGACGCTCAAGAGGCCGGCGCCTTCAACCTGCCTAATACCATGAAAGGCG